ACCTAATATGCGACTTTCAAGCATAGCGTTGATAATATCATTCAGTAGTTCTGCTTCTAAATCCTCAAGCCAAGAACCAACTGTAAACTCGTTATAGTCAGGCTCATTGCCTTGCTCTTGGTCTTGTGCTAAAAGCGCAGAATAAATTAGGGCGCGTATTGCTTTAAGGCTTAAACCGCCTTCAAATATCTTACCAACTCCCTCAAGACTAACGCCCATAAGGTCAGTAAAGTTTGCCCAAAAATTCATTGAAAAGTGCATGGTACGGTTCTTACCGCCCAGCTTTGTGGTGTAATACCCTCGTTTTCTGTTTGCCATTGTATTATTGTTTGCCTAAAATTAACACAAATAGGGGTAATTAAACCCCTATCCGCATTAAAAATATAAAGTTGCTTTTATTAAGCGTTGGTAGCTTTGGTAATTGCACCTGTAACGGTAATTGAACCGCTGTAAGATACTGGTGCTTCCATATCAGCAGAAACTTCTACGCTGTCAATGAAGCCTGTTCCTGTGTAAACTGAATCACCTGTTTCGGCAGTTCCGAAAACAAATGAAATCGCTGTACGGTTGATAATGTAGTCTGCAAGTTCTTCAGCGTTAGTAGTGTCATCATAGGCAACTAATCCATCAAAAGAAATAGTAGCACCACGAACACCGCTAATAAATTCAGCCCAACCGCTGCTATCTTTAGTAGTAGCTTCAGGCAAATCGTGTGAAAAACTCATTGAGCAGCTTGTAGTGTGCCCAATAGTTACTTCGCTTCCTGAAGAACCTACTGCGAGAACAAGGTCAGTTCCGTTAAATACTCCTGTTGTAGCCATCTATATAGATTTTATTTGTGTTTAAATTTTATTCAAATATACAAAAGAAAAAATTATGTGTTTTGCCACAACGTAGCCAGTAAATTCCACTGCTCGAAGATATTATTCCAAACGCGTTGGTCAGGATAAATAAGGTCAAATTCAGGGCGCGTAAACGGTCTTGTGTTGTGTAGCGTAAAATCTACATTGAAAGTTGTTATGCTTTCGTATTCTGCTGTTTCTGTTACGTTATCTACGAACGCAGTACCGCCAAGCACTAAATCGCCACCACCAAAGTCTTTGAAATAAACAGTTACAACTTGCCCAGTAAGTATATATCCAGCAAGCTGCTCAAAGTTTAAAGTATCGGAATAGTCGGTTAGACCCGCAACTGCAATACGCCCACTACGAAGCCCTTGCATAAATTCCAGCCAACCTCCTGAAGCCTTGGTAGAACTGTTTGCTAAATCAACCTCTAAACTAAACGTGCTGTCTTTGCTATGACCAATTACAGTGCCATCAACTTCAATAAGTATATCAGACGACTGTAAAAGTGCCATTACCCTTCAACTACTTCAGCTTCTTCTACAATAGGCTCAAATGACCCATCTTCAAGGTTTATAGAAATTTTACCGTGCAAGTCCTCAAGTTCCGTTTTTAGCTTTTGTTGTTCGTCTTGAATTTGCGCACCAGCGTGCAATAAACCGTGCTTCTGCATTTCTAAAACGCCAAGGTCGTGCTTAATAGCATTTAACTTTTGAACTTGCTCTTGTAGCTTTTCTAAATGTTCCTTTGAAATTTTGTTTGCCATAATAAAATAATTTTAACAAATATAGTTAATTAAGCTGTCGGTTCTTCAGCTGGCTCTTCAGAAGCTGGTTCTTCAATAACAGGCTCAAGCGTTTCAGGGATAGTCAAGCGCACCTGTGTTGGCGTAACTTTTTCTGCCATTCGTGCATTTAAACTTGACTGTGTAGCTTCTAAGTCAATTAATGGTTTAATCCATTCAACAACATCAGCCTGTACTAATTGGTCTGCTGGTACGAATACTTCAGGTTGTGGTGCTGGTAACATAACAGCATCATTTCTGCTAACCATAACTCCATCAGCGTTGGTTGCAATTTGCGTGTAGTGTACTCGTGTAATCACGTTGCTAAGACCATCTAAGCTAACCTTAGCGTCTACTGCGTTAATTCTAAAAGTGTAAGTGTTCATGTTTATAATTAAAATTTAAGTTATACGTCTAATACTTCAATACCTATACCCATTTCCATTATGGCAGTACTTGAAAAGAAATAATCGTTATCTAATCTTATGCGAAAATAATCATTATCTGAAGTTGAAGGGGTAAATGCAAAACTAACTGTTGCGCCACTTGTTGAAAATGTTACTGCCTTAATAGTCCAAGGTCCACTTGAACTACTAGCTTGTTCTAAAAATATATTGCCTGAAAAGTTACCTGAAATAGTGTAATCGTGCAAAACATAAATTCTTACTTGGTAATCCGTAGAAAGGGGTGAATACCCATAGTGATAGGTGTTAATTAACTTCCAAATACTACTCGCCTCAGAACCAGCAGCTACGCTATCATTAAACTTTTTGTAATTGTTAAACGAACTATCTAAATCTCCAGTTGCACTTGAAATACCATACGCGCCGCTAATATGATTAAACCTATCTACTTGGTTGTTCTCAAAATCAACAAACGAATCAGGAGTTGTCCTACCCCTCGTCAAATTTATAGCCCTAAAAGATATATCGCTATTGGTAGTCGTATAGGTATTAGTAAAATAATCCTTAATAAACTTTAGCGATAAAGGTCTTTCTATTGCCATTAGAACAAGCCTTTTAAGTTATTAATTTCAGCCTTCAAATCTTCAATCTGCTCTTGTTGTTCTTTTACTGTTTCAATAAGCAGCCCAATCAAACCATTGTACTCAACTGTTAAATATGGTTCTTCACTTGTAATAGAACCTTCTCGTTTTTGTACTGCTTCAGGAAGTATCTTCTCAACCTCTTGCGCTATAACACCAGCAGAAGATTTACCATTGTGTTTCCAGTCAAATGTATAACCATTGATTTGCTTTATCTTATCAATAGGCGAATCAATCAGTTTAACATTCTCCTTTTTGTTTGCGTCTGAAATTGTAGTAGAAGTGTAGCCAATAATATCGCCAGTACACTCAAGATAATTGTTTGTCTTATCTACCCTTACAGTATCAGCAATATCAACATAGTCAACAGCACCTTCAACACAATCAATCATTTCAACGCCACCTGCAAACATTCTTACTCTATCACCAGTGAATCGGATATAGGTGTTGGTATCACCATTGTGATATAAATATTGACCTAAAAATAAATTTTCAGTAAATCTTCCATTTCCAGTTACGTCTAAAGCATGGCTTGGTGTAGAATCGTTAATACCCACATTATTGGAAGCATCAACAGTAATAGTTCTGTTTGACCCATTTGTTATAACGGTAAATAATCCATCAGATTGTAGCGTTAATTCATCGCCAATATCAGCGTACTGCACATACGCTTTTTCAGTAGTTGATTGATAAAAACCTAATTTAGGGCTACCAACTGAACTGCCGCCAATTTTAATATTTGAATCGGCTTGAATAGTTCCATCTACGTCTAATTTTTCAGTAGGCGATTTACCAATACCTACATTACAAAGTTCAATTAAGAAGTCGTTACCGTTTACATTGTAAAAACTAAAATCACCATTTGAATAGTGGTACTGCCTCCATTGTACTGCGCCTGAAGCTTGCCATTCAAGACCAACCGCAGTAGATGCGCCTCTATTTAAAATAAATTCGTATGATGAAACATCAAACGTAATATCTGTATTAAAGGTTACTGGGTCGTAAAAGAAAACAGTACTGTTAGCGTTTAAACGCCCATTTATTTCTACTACTTGGCTATTGTTAATTTGTATAGCGGTTACCCCTCCAGTTACAAGAGAAATATAATCGTCTACATAAGTCGCGCCAATACCAAATACAATACCTGCTGGACCTGTTCCTGTTTCAGGTTCATTGATTATACCCTTGCACATAATATAACCATCAGCAGACAGCTTAGAACTTCCTGACAAGTAAGCTGAATCAGCACTAGAGCCTAGCTGTATTTTACCACTTGTGATTATATTTCCACTCGTGTTTATTTCACCACTATTACCAGTTGGCGAAGTATTACCCAAAGAAAGTTGGTGAATGTAACTACCAGCAGTACCAGCAGCTTCAAGCTGCCCTTCAATGTAACAATCGTTACCATCAGGCGTTATCTTGCTTGCGCCCGTTCCACCTACATAAAAATCATTAAGAGCAATAGTGTCGCCATTAGCACGAACCTGAAACGAACTTCCAGCGTTAGTATAAAAATCGTGATAACCTCCAGTTGTTTGATTGTTATAGGTTATATCTTCATTTAAACTACTTGCAAACCCTATATATCCAACTCTATTGGTATCACTTCCTCTATAAAATTCTAAATACGCATTTACCTGTTCGTCAATTGTTGCATTGTTATCTGAAAGACGAATAACTGTTGGCCCGTTAGGCGTTGTAATATGTAATGGGCGTTGTGGGTTTGTTTCTTGAATACCTATGCTTCCTCCTGCGGTTGAAGTAAATCTTACCACTTCTGAATCAGCTACATAAAAAAGCATATCGTTTACGCTGTGGTCATAGGTTATACGGCCCACATTAACATCAACAGAATCACCAAATTGGATTTGACTAAATTCGTCAGTAGAACTTACTATCCTAACAACTACATTACCCGAACCTTCAACATGAAGGTTTGAAGAAAATGATTCTGTTCCAATACCTACGCGACCATCAGAATCAATCATCATTTTTGTATCGCCATCTATATCAAAAGTCATTTTAGTGTCTGCATGACTATTTGAAGGGTCTGCGTGTAATACTAAGTTTTGATTCTTTTTTAGGTGGTCAGGGTTGGTTGTATCAATAAAAAATTCTCTTGAAGCAGCACCACTTACTTTAAAAAGAGTGCCTGTTCCACCTATTTCAAGTTTAGCAGAAGGGCTGCTCGTACCTACGCCTATATATCCAGTTGCAGATTCAATACGCATCCTTTCTACTGCTGTAACATCATTTGTGGCTGTACTTGTACCAAAAATTAATCCAGCATCTGAATTTGTATGACCTGTTCCTGACCTTGTGTGTATGGCTCTTACATAAGCAGAAACATTTGGGCCACTAAAATTAGTTCTATCAGTATAAAACTCAACACCACCATAATAATCTTCAGCATCATTTGAACTTGTTGAATTGTAATTAAGGCGTAATGTAGCATCATTTAATTTGGATATTTCAATAGGTTTATTTGGCGTTTCTGTTCCTACCCCTAAATATCCATTTACATCAAACGTAGTAAGCACATTGGTTAAGCTGTCTTGTAGCGTTAAAATAGGGTCTGAACCACCACCATTTCTAACAGTCCAAGTTTCTCCTGAATTGGTTGTGATTAACTGCGCACCAGCATCTGAAGCAATACTTTCGCCATTGCCTATAATTAAAGAGCCGCTAAAATCAATATTTCCAAATACTTGTATTCCTGTACTTGTAGTAGCTAATCGTGCATCACCTTCCCAATATAATATTACTGTTTGGTAATCGTATTGAAGCTGTAAATTCCAATTCCAATCTGTGCCTTGTAAATCCCCTACTGCTGTTGAAACATCAGATACCAAGAATTGCCTCAGACCAAGTGACTGCGACCATTCATCGTGTAAAACATAGCCAGCTTCTGTGGTTTCTTCAATACCACTTGGATTATCGTAATGACCCACACGAATGTTAAAGTTTCCACCACCATCGTTATAAGTAATCCAGTGTTTTCCACCCTCAAAAGCAAGTGAATCGTTTGCCTCTAAATAAAGTGTTTGATTAATAGTTACGCTACCATCGCTTCCATCAATGCGTATTCTGTCTGCGCCTGTACCACCTGAATCATCTGTTCTAAATACAATATCACCAGCAGAATTAAATAAGTGCAAGGCGTCTGCATCAAAAGCGTTACCAGAGTTGTATGCTATCAAGCCCTTTTCGTATGTGCTTGCATCGCCAACGAATCTTAAAACACCAAAGGTTGTGCTGGTTGTATCTTCTATGCGTATTTCAGCACCGTCGCCGTCTTTTACGTGTAGTTTAGAAGAAGCGTTTGCGGTAGTTCCAATACCCAAATTACCATTATCATCAAGACGCATTTTTTCGTCGCCATCAATCTCAAAAATAAATCTACTTATGCTTCTGATATTATTTCTGTCAACCCTAAAAAGCATCCCACCTCCATTGTGTAGTATGTCTGCAATACTACCATCTGTTGTATCCTCAAAGGTAATTATAGGTGCTACTTCAGCTAAATGTAATATAGTATCAGGACTGCTCGTTCCAATACCTACATTACCCCCCTCTTCAATGTACATCCCAATATTAAAGGCAAATGTATCACCAGCTGTTCCAATAGGGGCAGTCTGGAATGAAATGTTACCGTTGTTAAATATTATTCTATTAGAGGCGCCGTCGTTTATATAAACATAACTTGAGCCGTTCCAATATGTATTAGCACCTATTTGAAAATCATCATCACCAGTTTTAGTAGACCAAATAGCACCTGAACCGCCAATATGTAGTGCAGAATAATTAGAATCCCACCCAGTTGGTATATTGGCATTTATACCTACATTACCGCTTGCACTAACAACTAAAGCGTTGTTTTCTGCGTTAGTAGCAAAAACATGGTCTCCTCCAGTTGTTTGGTTATTATACGTTATATTTTCATTTGCAGCTGAACCAAAGCCTATGTAGCCAACCCTATTTGTGTTATCGCCTCTATAAAATTCTAAATAAGCGTTTACTTCTTCGTCAATCGTTGCGCCAGCATCTGAAAGGCGCATAACGGTCGGTCCATCAGGCGTTGAAAGATGAAGTATTCTTTGTGGGTTTGTCGTTCCAATACCTAATTCTCCAGTAGTGTCAAGACGCATAACTTCCGACCCATCTATTTCAAACTGAATGGTAGATGAATTAGCTACATTATCAGGGTCTACCTGTATTAAGAAGTCTGTATTGACGTTTGTTAAATCAACCCTACCACCAGAAGGCGAAGGTGAAGTATCAATTAGGCTAATAGATGGGCTAAGGTTTTCAATTATTAAATTGTCTGAAGTAGTACCACTACCACCAGAACTAGTAACTAATCCAGTACGAACGAATATTGTACCTACCGTAGCACTTACATTAATTACAATAGCTATTTCAAAAACCAAACTTGGACTTGTTGGCGCAGTTGTAGTAAAAGCACCAGCAGTTGTGTCAGAAACATAAAGCGTATCTCCTTCTGAATAAGCTGAAGTATCTAAACCTCGTATTTTACCAAACGTAGTAACCTTTCCGTCTTCACCATTAGGTATATCTTCAGTTGTAATACCTAAAAAATACTTACCATCAATACTACCATCAGCAATAAAAGGCGCAACGGTTAAGCGACTACTTGAACCAAGCGTACCCGTTACATAAACAGGCGTTCCATCAGGAATACCAGCACCCGATTGGTTTTTAACGTGTACGTGTATTTCTTGACCTACTTGTAGGGTAGCACCGTTTTGTATAATATCAACGGTTTCTTCGTCTGTATTCCACGAAAGCGTACCTTGCGTTCCTGTACCGCCTAAGAATTGTAAAGTAGTGGTATCAATATCAGTAGCCTTTAAGCTACCGTTTATGGTTACCGTATAATTTAGGTCAGGCGTAACACCAATACCCATCTTAGTGGTTGATAACCATATTGGCGCATCAGTACCGCGCCCATCGGAAAGTCTTTTAGCAGTTGAAGTTAGCGTATTGTTATCGCCAACTTTTATTATTGCATCGTAAGTATCTTGAACCTGTTTGCCGAATAAATCTACGCCCATTAAAAATGATTTTACTACAAATTTAATAAAAGGCAGCTAACGGCTACTTTTTAGTGTCTTGGCTTGTGCCGAAATAGTAGGCGAATAAATTTGAAACAACTACGCCTTCAATCATACCCATAAGGTGGACAAAAAGGTCATTGTCTAAAACCGTAGGTACATAGACCGTAGCATAAACCACAAAGGCAAAAGAACCAAGCCCAACAAGACCTGTTAAAAGCATTAAATAATCGCGCTTACCAGCTTGCGCAACACCCACTTCACGCTTACGCGCACTATCACGGTCTTGCATAGCTATTTCAATGCGTTTTAACGCACGTTCTTTTTCTTCCTTAGTTAGTTCCTCATCTGTATCAATAAGTTCCTTTAAAACGCCTAAAACGCCGTTATCAGGTAATACATCGCCTACTTTGTTAAATAAACGCCCTATTGTGGTTTCGCTAAATGGTTTTCTTTTCTTTTCCATATCAATAAGTCCAAATTACGTTAGCTGGTTTGTCAGGGTCGTTATCTACGTGAATAAAAGTATTGGCAATTCCTACGCGATTGAATCCAGCTTGTAAAAGAGAATCTATTATTTTATATCTATCGCCAGAAGAATTAACTGCTATATCCGCAGCGCAGCCCTTTAAGTGCGAACTGTTAGGGCTTACTTTATAACCTTCTTTTTTAAGGCGGTAAATATCAGCTTCAACACGAAAGCCTGACGTAATATGAAAAGGAATGTTTGCTATATGCCTTGCGTTGTTTAGCATATACAAAAAGCCCTTATCCATAAGCTGCCCGCTACCCTCTTGTAATGGGCTGTCAAACTCGTAATATTGAAAGTAGTTATTCATTTACCAATTCTCTTAATCGTTGTATATCTTTGCGTACTCTTTCGCGCTCTAATTTAAAATCTATTACTTCGGCTTCTAATACTCGAATGTCGGGAAAAATATAGGTGTTTTGGTTGTAGCGTAGGCTTTTGAGTTCTTCTTCGTTTGCCTTAACCCTTGTATCCATACCAAGGTATAAGTAAACAGCCGTTCCGACCAATATAACAATCTGCACCAACCATTTGATATTAATGGATAATGCGCTTTCATCGTTAATCTTTGGCGTTGTCATTTTTGGTCATTTTATACCATTTAGCTAACGTATAAGCAATGGATATTAAAACCAATAGTATTCTTAAAACGAGTTCTATATTAGTGAATGAAACCGCGAGGCTAAATAAATTCAGGGCGTATATTTTCAAATCTTGTATATCCATTTTTTTATTCGGTAACCCTTACAGAAAGTTCCATAATTGCTCTTTTGTAAGTATGGTCTTTTAGGTTATCAGTTAAATATGTTATTCCCCTGTTTTCAACTGTATATACTTTGAACCCATCGGCACTTAAATCAAAATAACCAGCGGTTCTTGTTCGCAACAAATTTAGGCAATCTGAAATAATTGAATTTACACTTAATTCGCCTCCTGTATCGCTATCAAACCTATCCACAACCTCAACGCGAGTTATAACTTCTGCATTAAAGCTGGTAGCGTTTTGGTCTATTTCTGTACTGCTAACAGAATAAACACGAATGTATGGAAAGGCTGCACCACGTGGTACAGTATTATAAGCATTTATTGTTGTGCTGTTGTACGTAATCGCACCCGAAAGACGGGTTAAAATTGCTTTACGTATATATGGCATTGCATCGTTCATCTAAGTCAATTTTTTTAAGTCG